TTGACCCATTGGATCGCTTGGCAGACTAACAAACTCTATCGGTGTTAAAAATTTCTTTGACATTATACCCCTATTATATCATCATTGTCATAATACTGTGGGGGTAGGAGTTACCCCACCCCCACATTTTTGATTAATTTGTTTTATTAACCAACAATTACTACTGCGTATGCTTCACCTGTCGCTGGGGCGGAAGCAAATGATACGCTAACTGCATTTGCAGATGTTCTTGTTACATCTACTTCAACATCATTATACTGATCTGCTCCAGATGATGTTTGATAAACTCTTACAACAACATCTCTTGAGTTAAGACCATGTGTAAATGAGAATGTAGAATCTGTGCTGTTTCCAGTTATGGAGCTTGCATATTTACGAGTTACTGTTGAGTAATCTGCATTTTTAGCAAAATCATCAGAAACAAGCTGTGATTCTAGTGAAGTGTAATCAACAGATACTGTTGTTCCAACCTTTTTTAGTCCGCCATTGAATGTATATTCACCAGCAGCAGAGAATTGTGCCCATGTTAGATCAGACTGAACAATCCAACCAGTGTTGGAATAATCTCCTTCTTCAACAAAGACAAAATCTCCTTCTTTTGGAGATTCTTGATCTTCAGCACGTACAAGAAGTCCTGTAGAAATTGAGTATGTGTAAATACCGTTTTCTAAAGCAGTTCCTTGATTCTTAACAAGAACACGATCAAGATTGGCAAGTGTTACACCATCAATAGAGGTAAATGTTGAGGTAAGTGAAATTGCTGCATTTGTTGCAACTTTTACAGAATCCTTAACAGAAAGTCCTGCTTGAGCAGCTTGAATATCTGAAGTTTTAGCATATCCTAGGTTTGATACTGCGGAATCAAGTCCTGAAGTTGTTTGATATGCAGGTAGTAATGCATTAAGAGATCCAACTGTTATAACAACGTTATTTGGATTTGAAGCAGAGCCTACATATACATTATCTCCAGAACTTGGGTTCAAAACAATGTTTGCAGAAGCATCAATTGTAAAGTCTCCAGAGCCGCCCAATGTGATTGCATTATCTACAGATTGAACAAAACCATCATTTGTAAGTTGTGTTTCAAGAGATGAAAGTTTAATATCAATCGTATTTTCAGATGCTTCAATGTATGTTGAACCTGAAGCTAAATCAGAAACAAATGTTGATGGATTGATTTGAAGCTCTCCATTAGAAACTGTAAAGTCTCCAGAAACAGATTGAATATATTGACCACTAGATGTGATGTAGCCTTGACCAGTTACAAAACCTTGTGTAGCAACTTCATTACCAGCGGTGGCAGAAGTAACATATACAGCAGCATCAGCATTAAGTATAATATTTCCAGAATTAGATACAAGGTCCAAATCATTTGTAATAGCAATAACCTGGAAATTATTTGTTCCTGAATCTATAACAATTTCGCCTTCATTAGAAACAGTAATGTTATCATTAAAGTATAATGGGCCTTGAATTGTCTTATTAGAAAGAGTTTCTGTTCCCGTCTCAGTTACATAACCTGAAAGAGAAGGAATATCTGATGTATGAGCATATCCATCATTTGTAAGTTGTGTTTCAAGAGCAGAAAGATTTACATCAATTGTGCTTCCAGAAGCTTCAATATAAGTTGATCCGCTTGCAAGATCCGAAACAAATGTTGTTGGATTTATCTGAAGTTCTCCACCACTTACTGTGAAGTCACCCGAAACAGATGTAATGTAATTTGCTGGAAGATCTGATGATGTGTAGAATCCATCAGCAACAAGTTGTGATTCGAGTGATGAGAGATTAATATTAAGTTGTACACCAGAATTTGTAATGAAGTTAGAACCAGATGCTAAATCATTAGCTAAACCTGCTTCATCAAGAGAAAGGATTCCATTTCCATCAACAGAAAGATTTCCGCTAACAGACTTAACATATTGTACGCCAACTGGTTCCCAGTTTCCTGTTCCAGTTCCTGTTGAAAAGTAAAAAATACCATCATTGGTGTTGTAGTAAAGTTGACCTGCCGACAAAGCACTTGGAGCAGAGGCGGAAGGTTGAATTGCAGCGTTGAGTAGCTGATTTCCTGCTAGATTAATATTTGTTAAAAACTTTTTTGCCATGTGTTGTTCACACCCCTTATTTTATTTTTTTTTGACTTACGACAAGTATGCATATCCTGAAACATTAACTGGAATTCCCGCTTGAATAAACGACAAAACTAGCTGATTTTCCGATATGTATTCTATATCACATTCTATATTATTTTCGCTATAATCCATAACCGATACTGCTGGGTTAAAGCCCAAATTATGTGTTATAGTCCATACGCTTCCTGCTGATTGTTTTTCATATGTAAATGAAAATTTGGTTACTGGCAATATTTCTACGCCAGAACCCCAAACATTGTTTTGTTTAACATAAAGAACTAGACTGCTTGTGTCTAGATATGTATCTGCTGTATTACCAAGGGAGTTACTCGGAACTCCCGACCCTGCAAAAAAAGAACTTCCAGAAAATGCTGTGTATTGATTCAAAGACCAGCCAGATACATCTTTTGGCCCATAGAGCCTTTTGTTTGTGGTGTCTATGTATAAGTCCCCAACTTTACCTACTGAGTTTTCTGGTTCTCCTGCACCAGTTAAAATCATTGCACCCTGATCACCCTTTGGACCAGCAAGTCCTGGTGCTCTTACAACGATCTTGTCTTTTTCTAAAACTGTTACAATTTTGTCAACTTGAGTAGATACACTTGTCATTACTCTATTACTCCCGCATCAACCTTGAACCAACCTTGGATTACAATATCTTCTATATCCACAACCTTGACTTCGTAGGCTGAGTTCGGGTAGTTGAAGTTTTTTGTTTTGGTTCCATCAAAAGTCAGAATAAAGCGATTATGATTTCCATCGTTAACCATTTCTATACCATCACCATTTGTAGATGTAGCACATAAAATTTTACCGCCTGGCTTGTCTCTTACTTCTGCCAATATGGTGTAATTAGAAATATTGATTGGATTATTTTGATTATCTGTATACGCAATATCTAGGGACCATGTTTGCCCCTGAGTTACTTCAAAATTTATTGAATTAGACATAACACCCCCAGAATTATATTTAAATTATAACACTTATATGCCACAAATCATAGAAAAGTGATGATATACTTAATTTATGAAAAAAGTAACTTTAATAGGTGATTGTCATACAGCCCGAATACTAGAGCATTGGAATCCAGAAACCTGTCCCGTTGCTTTTCAAGCATGGGGTAAAGGTGGAACTAGTGCTTGGCATTCAGATCCAAAAATTTTGGCGGAAAGAATGGAAAAAAGCTCTGCTACAGAAACCCAACCAATATATGTACCCTTTAGAGAATCTTTGTTTTTAAGGTTTAATGAAATAAAAGATCAAGATTTAATTATTGTCTGGATAGGTTATGTTGACGCAAGACAATATCTGCCAAAATATGATAATGCTGATGAAGCTATTAAAAAGTGTATGGAAAGGTTCTTGGAGTATTTTAAGGGAACAAAAGTTAGATTTATGGAACCATTGCCTCAATTTGTTGATATGCTAATGAAAGAAAAAGGATTACATGAAGAATATTCTTTTGAGCAAAGATTAGAGCAAAATAACAAGGTTATTGCAGCTATCAAAAAATACTCAAAAGATTTTGGACTTCAAAACCCTATAACTCAAGAACAAATTTTTAAAGCAGTAGGATTAACTCAAGATCAATTGACTGCAGATAAAACACCTCAAATTGGTCCTCATCCAGTTGATACATTTCAACAAAAGTATATGTCTAAAATATACGATTTGATTATAGAAGAAGCAGCAAAATAAAAACCCCTGCCACGTATTCGCCGTAGAAACAGGGGTTCTTAAATTAAACTATATCAGTTCTTACCGATATCTACAATCTCACATTCTCCTGATACACAAGCTAATGCTTGAGTTCCAGTTGTTGAGTCTTCCAACTCATACAAAGACAATGCAGACCAGTTAATTTCTTTTGGCATCTTTGCAAGCATTTCTTCATATGCTTTCTTATCAACTTCTTGATATGGAGCTTGAACATATGTGTGGTCAGAATAAGGCAAGAATGAAATTCCTGAAACCTCATCGAAATGCTTATAAACCCAAGATCCAACTTCCATCCACTCATCTTCTTTTACAGAAACAGTAATAGATGGCTTATGCTCACACCAATGTCTTTGATATGTCAACCAAACTTCAAGTTGTTGAATTGCTGTCAACTTATCTCTAGTAATAGCATACTTAGGTGCTTTTACTGGAAATGAGAATACAGTTGTATCAGTTGGCTTCATTACATCATCTTCTGCAGGAATGCCTGAATCTTTAAGAAACTGTGTAATAGGATCTTTCTTATCTCCACGAACTGTACGAATATAATATTCTGAATGCCATGCATGCATTCCTGAAGACACCCCGACCAATTGGGAAACTGTGCCAGAAGGCTTAACGCAAGTTACTGCTGCTGAGGCGGGAATCCCAATTTTCTCTGCCTCTACAATATTAACATCTAATGCCCATTGACGAAGATGAGAAAGAATATCTCCAAGCTTATCTAGGCCTTCTTGTCCAGAAAAGAACTTATGTCCAAATTGTCCTGTAAGAGAAACTCCAAGTAGTCGCTCTTCTTCCGTGTTATCTTTCCAGATTTTGCGAATATACTTAAAGTCTGTAAGAGTTGATTGCCAAGTTCCAAGAATTGTTGCAAGTCTTACTTTGTTTGTAACATCTTCGATTGTATCTTTTTCACGAAGTACGACTTCTGAAAGGTTACAAAACTGATAAGGACGTAGAATAATTTCTGAGCAAGGATTAGTTCCGTAGTGAATATCTGCACTACGTCTTCCGAACTTTGCTGCTTGGGCTTGGGCTGCTGCCACATTGTAGATACCTCTTTCACCCGACTTCGAATCATATAAAGACTTCCATTCTGCAATAAATTGTGCCATGTCTGGCTTACGTGAATATGCTACAGAGTTATTTGCTAGTGCACGTTGAGAATTTGACTCCCACCAATTACCAGCCTTTGCTTGTGCCATCTCAATGTCATTAATGTTAGAAAGTGAAATCATCGCAGAACGACGAACTCCACCAACTACAACAACCTCACCAATCTTACACATAATATCGTGACATTCAATTGGCTTTAGTTGACGACCAAGTGCTCCCTTAAATACTTGAATTGTAAAATCAAAAAGATTAATCAATGGTTGAGGTCCTGATGATCTTCCGCCCATTGTCTTAAGACGAGCACCAGAAGGACGAACCTTGCTTACATCAATCTGAGGAATCTGTCCAGCCCATAATAGTCCTAGAAGTTCACGATAAGCCTTAGCCCATCCTTCCTTAGAGTCCCCAACAATAACTACTGTAGAAGACTTCTCAAGGGTTTCTGGAAGGGCGGGAAGTTTATTGATGTACTTATACTCAACAGAGAATCCAACTCCTGTACCACACATAAGAATATACATTGCTTCATCAAATGAACGAGCATTATCTACTGGAAGAAATGAACAATTGTATCCAGCAACATTTTCTCTTTCAAGTGCAGGTCCTGCTGTCATAACAGAACGCATTGATGGCATAACATTGCGATTAAATACTGCATCACGCAATTCTGCAACAAGCTTTGGGTCTGGCTTATAATTATGTTTTGTTTCAAGTTGATTAACCATAAAGTTAAAGTAACGGTCTACTGTTTCACCCCATGTCTCACGGCGATTTTCATCTTCAAGCCATCTTGCATATCGAGACAACGCAATAAAATTTTCATATGGGTTTTCAATAGTATTAGACATTACTTCTCCTAGTTTTTTAGATTGAGTCTTAAGTGTACCATATCGGTTCTTTTAAAATCAAAATTTAAAGATTTTTATATATTTCTTTTAGCCTTTGAACAACTGGCTTTGTAACTTCCAGCCAATCGTATTCTTGATGAATTTCAAAAGCTTTTCTAAATGTGGTTTGCGTCACATCTTTATAATTATTTACGCAATTAACCATTTGCTCTTTTAAACTTTTTTTGCTTGGCTTATACATAAATCCAGGATGAATTTTTTGCCAAGGGTTTGTTGATAATTCTGTTTCAATTACAAATGGAATATACTTTTTGTAATCCGCCCAATCTGTTGTACTTATAACTGGCATTCCAGTTGCTAGTGCTTCTAAAGGTTGAAATCCAAAACCTTCCCCCCATGATGGATAAACAAATACATCTGAAAGGTTATATAGATCAAGCATTTGCTCGTTTGTAAAAAATGTGTCAATGCAAATTATGTTTTTGTAAAGTGAGGACGGGGAAGACCAATAGCCCCACCTATCTTTTACTTTAACAGTATTCATTCTTGCTGCTTTCATAATAAGCCTATAATTTGGATCATCACCAAATAGCTCTATAAAAGCCTCTGTAAGCATTTGAGCATCTTTTCTAGCAAATGGTTCACCTATATGTAAAAATGTAAAAGGTTCATGTGCAGATGTTCTTTTCTTTGGAACAAACCTTTCGTCAATTCCGTGTTTATAATAAAATACGGGCTTATCTGGAAAATGATGTTTAAAAATATTTGCTACCCAAGGAGAAGTTCCCCAGATTTCATCTGCTTGTTCAAAATTTTTAATTTGTTCTTCTGTTAATCCAGTAGACTCCCAAGCAGAGTAAGCAATTTTGTAAGCATTTTTATTTTTAAATTTATGGTTCCATGGATCAGACCAAGAAATCTCAATATCTGGATTAGGTATTTCAAATCCACAATTTATACCAAGTTTGATAAAAGATCTGTATATCATTTCTGCTGCTTGACCATATCCTGCATTTTTAGTCATGTAACGCATTGCATCACCAGTAAATGAAATTCTCATACCAAAATTACGCTCCCACTTGTTTTTCCTAGTATATCATGATACGATTATGTTTACTACTCTTTACCCCAGGAGGTTCAAAATGAACAATGAGAACATAGCAAGGATAAGAACAGCATGGACAATGGTAGGTGTGATGATTCTCACATTATTTTTTGGTGCGAATTCTGAAGTTCACGCATTACCAGCAATTCAAATCGTGTATAATAAAAATATATTATATATTAATAAATTTATTAACTTAGTTAATATTAAAGATATTATTAATATAGATTATAATAATAAAAAGAATAACAGTAATGAAATTTTCATAGTTGATGATCTTACTACTGGAAAAACTTTTACACTACCCGCTTATAGCATAAAGTTAAATTTAAAATCAAGAGTAGCAGAGCAGGTTATAATATCAAGACTGGCTAACGGAATTAAATCTCAGGAAACTGGGGGCGTTGGCGAATATTTGAGAGCGTCTTACTCAAGCAGTGCATGTGGTGCTTATCAGTACATGCCAGAATCATGGGGGAACTTTATGGGTTACAAAAATGCCTGTGATGCTCCCTCATGGGTGCAGGATCTTCGTATGACGGATGAACTACAAGCATCCTATGCAAAGTACCATAGTTGGCCTAAGGCTGTGGCTGCACACCTATATCCATCGAGAGCGGGGAATATGAAAACTTGGAACCTTAGAGTTCCAGGCAACCCTACTCTCTATGAGTATGTGGCATCTGTATTTCAGAAAGCGAACATAGCATTTTGAAAATTCAGGTTTTTTCACAATACTACAATTTGGCAAGGGCAGGCAAAGTACAACCTTTGTACTGCCCAAACCATAAGAGTGATTATTCATTTAGAGATGTTAACTACTGGCTAGTTCACAAGCTTATAGACGATAATATCGTGCTATACTGTACAGCATGTGGGTATGAGCAGAAAGCTGGCATCCAACTATACGAGAATCTTTTGAAGGGGATATCAAATGCCTAATATTGGCGATTACTTTGTTGTTAGAACAAATGGTTGGGCTGGATGGCTAATAAGAATCGGTACTGGCTCAAAATGGAACCATGCTGGTATTTATATTGGCGATGGCAAGATTGTTGAGGCTCGTCCAATTGGAGTCACAGTAAGTGAACTATCAAAATATGATGGAATGCCGATTATCTGGAATACAGAGGTTGATACTTCTTTGACAGAAGAGGAAAGAAACAGAATCAAGCATCGTGCTTTGGATTTTGTTAAGGATAGATACGGATTTTGGTCAATTATAAATATTGCACTTAAAATTCTTTTCCTTGGATGGTTTCCTAGCCTAAAAAGAGCGGAAGACGAGAATAGCGTCATTTGTTCACAACTTGTTGCTTGGACTTATTCTTCAGCAGCACACATAAAGTTATCAAAAAAGCCTCATGCCCTAGTTACACCTAAAGACTTGGCATATCGCATCACGGAAAAATGAGTCGGAAATAGGAAATATGGACCTTTTGCCTATTGTCAATGGAAGATCATGTGGAGATTGCACAAAATGCTGTGAAGGGCATTTAAGAGGCGATATTAAGCTATCTGATGGTCGTGAATCATGGATCGGACAAGAAGAAGATGGCAAATTACACCCATGTGGCTTTTTGAAGATAGGCGAAGGATGTGGGGCATATGCAGAACGCCCTACAATCCCTTGTAAGGTCTTTAAATGTGACTGGTTAACTAATCCCGATATGCCAGAATCATTCAAGCCAAGCAACTCTGGAGCTATTTTCTCTACTCGCACCGTAAATGGACAAACATATACAAAAATTATTGAGGCGGGACGGAAGTTGGACTCAGAAGTTTTGTCTTGGGCTATTCAATATTACATGTCAAGAGGAGAAAACTTTTCATGGCGGGTATTAGAGAACATTTTTTGGCTTGGAGATGAAGAATTTAACAACATGATGGATAAAGATTATCCACTTTTATCAGAAACACACGCAAATGGCGAAAATAATCACTGAACGAGCCTACATTGAGCCGTTTGGGGAGAATGAACAGGAAAATTTTGCTATTTTGATCCATATTAAATGTGACGATGATCACATATATGCTGGAAAAGTAGAATTAGATCGCAATATTCCATGGATACATCTCGATAACGCCGAAAATGGTGATTTACATATCAACAACTCGGCGGGAATGGAGAATGACAAATGGGATCATATAACAGAATATATATTAGGAGAAGCCAATGAATGAATTAGAGCCAATGTTAGCCAATATAAGAGAGCTATTAGGAGCTATATTTATCCAGGAGCAGAGAAATTATGATATGTTGATGATTATTGCAGATAAGTTAGGTGCTGATGCTAATAAACTATTATCTATGCATGAACTTGGAGAAGTTCTAGCTCCCGCCCCGTCCTTTAAATTCGATAATGAGAGTGATATAATAGATATATGATGGCACCAAGACACCAAGCTAAGAGTCAATTCAAATCCCCCCATTTTGGAGTACCTCATGATAATCCAAAAGCTAAAAGTGATCAATGGGAAAAGGCTATTGAAGACTTTTTTAAGAAGATTCTAAAGACTATTAAAATTTGGAAAAACTAAGTTACTCATCAGTAATATAGATCATGTGCTTTATCTATAGTGCCTTCAAAATCTATTTCTAAAAATTCTTGAGATCCAATTCTTTTATCATCCCAAAGTATATTGATGTTATTACTAGTAAAATATTGTTCCAGAGGATCTTTATTTACTTCCCCCGCCGAAATAATATAAAAATACTTAATACCCTGTATTTCAAATGGGTACATTATTATGTTTGCTTTATCTGGCTTTAATTCCTCTGGTATAGATACATCTCTTAACCAACCACATCTAAAAGATTTGCAAGGATGATCTGGTCTAATGTCATATATTGCACACCCGCCTTTTATTACATTTAAGCATGATTGTGACTCTGATGGAAATGGAACTCCAACATAACCTTCACAACATTTTGTACAAGTCCCGCAGCTTCTCGTCATATTTTAATTATATCTTATTGGATCCTATTCTCAGCATTTTCACAGTTTTAAATTTGACCAAAATGTGAATGGGTATTTATTTTGTATGATACATAAAAATTTTTAGAAATCGAAAAAATAATAGTCCGCCCGAAATGTCCGATTTGTTATGTTTTGTCCATCTAAATGTGGTCTAAGTCACAAAAAATCTTTTCAAAATGTCCAATTTGTACGCATTTCTAAGTTGAAAATGTCAGTGCTCTCGTGTATCCTTAAGGTATAACAAAATAAAGATAGAAAAAAAAGAAAGGACAATAAAATGTCACTAGTAGTAAAAAACGAAATCTGTTCAGTTCATACAGAATGCCAAAATGAGTTCTACTTAGAGTTCGCTAACTGCGAAACTTGCGGAATTGAAATCCTCGTAGACTATGAGTTTAATACAGGTGAACAAATCAAGTTCAACTGTCATAACTGCGGAGATGGAAATACTCTCCAAATGTAAAACTAAATAAATAAAAATCCTGTGAGCCTTAGAAATAAGCAAATAATCAGGTCAGCAAAAAAAAGAAAGTATCTTGAAAGGATAACTAAATGAATAAATATAAAGAAATCGAAACCGAAATTGCGGTTCGCTATGGTAAAGAGTTTATCTCTAATGATGTAGAGAGTGTAATAAATGCCTATAAAGTATTCGCTACTCTCTCTAATGATGAGAGAAACAAAATCTCAACCCGTCGTGCGGGTTTTGATATTTGGTAAAAAATAAAATAATATAATCCTATAAACAACTAAAGAAAGGTGACTAAAATGTCATACTCATTCGATAATAACAACTCAGACCGCTGGTCTGAATTAGCAGATGAATATCAATCTATGCTAGACGAATTAAACGAAACAGAATTAGAGTCTGTATTCGTGCCCGTTGATGAATTTGATGAATTGGAGATCTTGTAAAATGGAAAACGATATTTTTGGTTTTGCTAATGCGATTCAATTAGATCATCTAACAGATGAACAACTAGAACAAGTAAACGATATTTTTAAAGATTGGAAATAAAATAAAATGATGAGCCGTAAAGATTACACTCGTGTAGCAGATATCCTAAACGAAAATAAAAAAGTAATACACCCAGATGCGTTTCAAGATTTGGTAAGTGATTTCTCTGATTTCTTTTTTGAAGATAATCACAACTTCTCACCGAATAGATTTGAGATGGCGTGTTATGGTAACGATGAATT